AAAAACGTACGCGCTTGTTACAAGCTGCACGACTACAAGTAGACCTACGGCTGTTTCGGTACGAGGAAAGCCAGAGAAAGGTTCAACCGTGGTAATGAAAACACGGAAGAAAACACATAGATGTGAAGTTACAAAAGCTGTAGTAATCACATAAACGAAAGGGAGCTTCATGCTCCCTTTTTATTATAATCTTCAATTGCTGCCTTTATAGCATCTTCTGCCAACACACTACAATGTATTTTTACGGGCGGTAGTGTAAGTTCTTGTGCGATGTCTGTATTAGTGATTCGCCCGGCTTCTTCCAAACTTTTGCCTTTGACCCACTCGGTGAGTAAAGAACTAGAAGCAATAGCACTACCACAGCCGTAAGTTTTAAACTTCGCGTCTTCAATGATTCCATCTTCTACTCTTATCTGTAGCTGCATGACATCACCACAAGCAGGTGCACCCACCATACCTGTACCGACATCCTTATCCTCTCTGTTCATCTTTCCAACATTACGAGGATTTTCGTAGTGGTCTATTACTTTATCTGAGTACATTAGCCTTCCTTTTCTGTATCCCAAACAATACGACGCTTTGGCAGTGGAGGTAGCTTGTTTCGTTGTACCCACAAGTGCCCGTTCTTTTCTGCATCTTTAAATATAGCGGCAGTTATAAAGAAAGCTCCTACAACCATGAGATGTCCTCCCACACTATAGATGCCGTACATATAAGTATACCCTGCCCAGAATGTAAAGACTGCCGACCACATTACCGATAAATAAAACATAAGTATAAATTGTACTAATTCATTCGGAATGTGTCGTAACGGATTTACTTTCAGACTAAAAAAGAACTGATAAAAATCGTAAATTGCGAATCCGAGTTTCTTAATCATATTTTTTCCACCTCTCGACGGTTTGTTTGTGTATAGCTTCATGTGAATAGTACATAGTGATTCCACCAAATACCATTGGACACATGAAGATTGCGAGCAATCCGAGTAGACCTATATCCATTATGCTTCTACTAGAATATCTTTTAAGTTGGGCTCAAAAAAGTTTGGCCCCTTGATGACTTTGCCGTCTTCTCTTTTTATAGGTCTGCCATCTGCACCGAGCTTACTCATATTACTCCGGTGAACTTCAAGATAACATTCATCAAGGTCAATGCCAAATGCATGACCAGCCCCATAGATAACGTATAACAAATCTGTAAGAGCGTCGGCAACCTCCACGAGGTCACGGTTTTCAATAGCTTCTTCCAGTTCTTCATATTCTTCTCGAATCAACTCAAGGCGGAGCTCACGAGTACTAAAGTCAGGCCAAGTCGGATGAACTTGTACTTCCTGACCAAAGGCTTCCATGAAATCGCCTGCAAGTTCAAAATTGCTTGGTATCATTTTTCTTCCTCTTACCTCTAGCGATGGCGGCTTTTTTAGCTAACCGCCGTTGTTCTGATTTGGGAACATAGTGCTCACGCTGTCTATATTCCCATACGATGTCAGCGCATTTCTTTTTAAACACACGCAGTGCACTCTCTACGTTATTGTTTCTTACCTTAACCTTCGGCATTACTTTCCTTTTTACGAAGCATGGGAGGTAGTCCCCATACAGCTTGAGCTTCTGCCTTGTTACCAGCAGCGTCAATGACTAGCATTACGCGCTTGCCTTTCAACCATGCTTCTTGCTGATTGCGTAGACGTTGCATTGGAGTAAGCATACGACAGCCTGTACTGCTTCGACGCAGACCTTGGCTTGTGTAGTTAGACTTACCCATTCTTTTCTTCTTTGCCATTAAATTGCTCCTTTGCGAATAAAACACCACCCACGTTTGCGTAAGTAGCTCACTTGTTTACGAATACTGTTGAGAGTACGTCCTGGAAACATCTCGAGCAGCTCTTCTTCATTTTTAATATAATAATGATTTCGGAGCAAGTTACGCTCATTCATTGTCCAAGGTTTCTTCTGATATTCTTTCATGTTGTATATTATAGGGGATCTTTCATTGAAAGTCAAGAAGTATTTTTCTTTGGTAGCAAGATATAAGTCGCAGTTATAAGTGACATAACCGAAAAAATTTCTTGACTTCCGTTCCGTTTTTGAGTATAATATACGCATCTACAAAAATACCGAGGAGATTCGTATGCTTGATTTTACCACTGCACTTGTTGTGTTTGGAGTTTGTATGGCCGGTGCTGCTGGCACTGCTTTTCATCTTGGAAGACGAGAAGGCATCGAGGGTACAGTACAGTATCTAATCGACCAAGGCGTATTGGAGGTAGATGACGAAGGTTAGGAGTAACACCTTTATCACAAGTTGCTCCACAAAGCAGACCCTCACAAGGGGCAACAACAGGAAAAAATGAAACAATTAGTAGTACTTTTATTACTAAGCGCAACGGGGTCAGCGCTTGCTTCCGAAGAACCGGAAGTTCCCCGCCCAGTAAGAAAAAACATAGAAGAAGTAGTCGTAACAGGATACAGCTGGAACTTTGAAGAGTACAAAGGTGCTCTGATGATGGGTCTAGGAGGGGCGTATCTGATTCATGAATACGACAAAGCTCGGGACGAGTGGCGTTTCGTAAGAGCGTCTAACGAACCAACAAAGGATAAAGAATGAACAAAGAATCAGTCTATGAGCAGTTAAAAATTGATGAAGGAGTCGTCTATGAAATTTATTTGGATCATCTTGGGTACAAAACCTTCGGAGTGGGACATCTCGTGCTTGAGTCAGATCCAGAGCACGGATACGACGTCGGAGAACCCGTCTCAGTTGAGCGCGTACAAGAGTGCTTTAACCGAGATCTCGATGTGGCTGTAAGTGAGTGTGTAGCACTGTACAAAGCCGATGTTTGGGAAGGATTTCCTGGAGAAGTTCAAGAAATTCTTGTAAACATGATGTTCAATCTCGGACGACCACGCCTGAGTAAATTTAAAATGATGCACCGTGCTCTTGAGCATGGGGATTGGAAAGAAGCTGCTATTCAAGGTCGAGACTCTCTATGGCACAAACAAGTAGGAAATCGAGCAGAACGACTGATGACACGACTTGAGAATGTCTAACAAAATTGTAGCAAAATCAATGACGAAGTTCTTTCGCTTTACTGCGGATATGTTCTTCCGAAAAAGATATGGACACAGAGCTATAGTTCTGGAAACTGTTGCAGGAGTACCTGGAATGGTTGCTGGAATGCTCACACACCTTTCGAGCCTTCGCGGGTTGAAGAAAGGGCAAGGCAGTAAGATTCATGAGATGCTTGCAGAAGCTGAAAATGAGCGTAAGCATCTCATGTTTTTCATAGAAGTAGTGCAACCTACAAAGCTGGAGCGGGGTCTCATCGTACTGGCACAATTAATATTTTGGCACTACTATTTAGTATTGTATCTCATTGCACCTAAAACTGCACATCTTATGGTACATTACTTTGAAGAAGAAGCTGTAAAAAGCTACACCGATTACCTTGGGGAAATTGACGCGGGTCGTATAGAAGACGTACCTGCACCACAAATCGCGATTGACTACTATGATCTACTTCCAGAAGCTAAGCTGTCTGATATGATTAAGTACGTTCGACGCGACGAACAACATCACGCAGATTTAAACTTAACTTACAGCGAGGCATAAATGGCTATTTATTGCACAGAACACGAGCGCCCTAACTACGAAGAAAAAGGGTACTGGCGCTCTTTACCCGACATGATTCCATCAACTACATTTCACACTCGAGTTCTGAATGACGGAACTTTTGAGTGGATGCCTGTAACTACATGGGATCTTTTTGCTGGCGAGCGAGTACTCATGTTCTCTCTTCCCGGCGCTTTCACACCTACTTGTTCTACGTACCAGCTCCCTGACTTTGAAAGATTGGCCCCTGAGTTCTTTGAACTTGGTATTGATGCAATCTACTGTTTCACAGTAAATGATGCATTTGTATGTAATGCTTGGGCACACGATCAAAATTTAGAGCACGTACAAGTCATTCCTGACGGTAGTGGTAAATTTACAGAAGAAATGCAAATGATTGTCGATAAAGATAATATTGGCTTTGGTCGACGTTCATGGCGCTACGCAGCAGTAGTAGATAATGGGCATATTGTAGACTGGTTTGTTGAAGAAGGAAAAGAAGATAATCATGATAAAGATCCTTATATGTATACGGATCCCGCATTTATACTCAATAAGCTACGAGAAAATTCTTGACATTTAATCTCGTAGCGAGTATAATACTTTCATGAATTTATTTTACCTTGACAAAAACCTAGACAAGTGTGCCGAGTACCACGTAGACAAGCACGTCAACAAAATGATACTCGAAGCCGCACAGCTTTTG